ACATGCAGGGCAAGCGCGCGGACCTTCTGATTGCCGACGACATCGAGAGCCAGAAGAATAGCCAGACGCAACATCAGCGTGCACGCCTCGTGCATCTTACGCTCGACTTCGCGTCCATCTGTTCTACCGGAGACATCGTGTATCTCGGTACGCCGCAGAGCATCGACAGTCTGTACAACGGTTTGCCTGGACGCGGATACGACATTCGCATCTGGCCGGGCAGGTATCCGACCGACGAAGAGTTACCGGGCTACGGAACGTACCTCGCGCCATTCATCCGCAAGCGGATCACGAAGGCGCTTCAAACTGGTGGCGGTCCTACCGGCGAACGCGGTCAACCTGTTGACCCGGTTCTGCTCGGTGAAGAAGTTCTAATCAAGAAAGAGATCGACCAAGGACCGGCGTACTTCCAGCTTCAGCACATGCTGAGCACTACGCTGTCCGATGCTATGCGCTTCCCGCTGAAGCTCAGTAACCTGCGCGTCCTCGCGTACGACCGTGAGCAGATGCGAGCGCCGATGACGATCAACTTCGCGCGCACCGACGACGCACTTGTTACGATGCCTTCCGGTTTCCCGGTCAAGGATCGCCTGTACCGCGTCAAGTCCGCAGAGGACTTCGGTGAGATCAGCGGCTGGCATATGTATGTTGACCCTGCCGGTGGCGGACAGAACGGCGACGAGCTTGCTTACGCGATCACTGGCCTATGTGCCGGGCGTGTACTGCTAGCAGACGCTGGCGGTATGCCCGGCGGCTACGCTGATGCACAGCTAGACTGGCTCACGTCTATCGCCGTGAAGTGGAAGCCTCGCACAATCGACATCGAGAAGAACTTCGGTAACGGTGCTCTCTCGTCTGCATGGCAACCTCGTCTACTCAAGGCACTCCGCGACGTGAACCATTCAGTTGGTATCGAGGACGTTTGGGAGAGCGGACAGAAGGAGCTACGCATCATCGACGTGCTTGAGCCTATGATAGGCGCAGGCAAGTTCATCGTGCATGAAGACCTTATCCGTGACGATTGGGATAGCTGCCAGAAGTATGCAGCCGATCTGCGTAGCACGTACAGTTGGCTATGGCAGATGTCTCGTATCACACGCGATCCAAAGGCACTGATCCACGATGACCGGCTCGACGCTATCGCTGGCTCTGCAAGGCACTGGGTTGAACTCATTGCTATGGACGAAGACAAGTCCAAGGCTGCTGCCAAGAACGAAGCATACCGTAAGCTCATGTCGAACCCACTAGGGGACGGACGCAAGTTACCCGGTACGTTCGGTAAACAATTCCGCGCGCCTAACGCGCTAGACAAATTCAATCGCGGTCGCTGGTAGACCGTACAAGGAGTAACATGGCTACTGAAAAGAAAGCTGCCTCTACGGTCCCTGCGAACCCGGCTCTGGTCGAGTTTCCTCGTGACGAGTGGGGCTTCACTACTGAACTGCGTAAGGCTGGCCTTCAGGCCGCATCGCGCATTCGCGGTAACGACGAGAAGCACAAGCTGTTCATCGACACTATCAAGATCATCGCTCAGCACGCTATCGCGCGCTTAGAAGGCGATGCCGCTGCGCTCGTGCGCGAGATCGAGCAGATCGCTGAGCGCGATGCTTCGGCTCTGCACCGCCAGTTCGGTACCGTCGCTAAGGCGGTTGAAGAGAAGCCTGCCGACTAACGCGAACGGGGAGGCCCAGTTAAGGAACCTCCCCGCCGTTTGCGCCCCAGTAAAGCCTCGCGGCTAGTACAGGCGCTGTATCTCTCGGGTTCTACACCTGAACCCTTACACGAACATTACACGAATTAGTTCCAAAAAGGAAACTCAAATTGTCCGATATTTTTACTCCGGGTGCCGTTCCGATTAACGGCGTTGCTCGCAAGCTCGCACAGACTGCTGCGTTCACCATCGACATCCCGCAGGGTGCTCGTGTGCGCGCCATTCATGTCCGCAATAAGACCGCTAATGCGGTGACTGGTGGTGTCAAGGTCGGTACGACCGTTGGTGGCACTGACGTTGTTGCTGCCGGTGCAGTAGCGGCCTCTTTCGTTGGCACCTTCGTTCCGCTGATCAGCGCGGTAAATACCGCTGCCGCTCGTACTCTGTACTTCGATGCAGTTACTGCGTTCAACTCTGCCGTGCTCGACATCGCTGTCGAGTGGGAAGACCTCGTTTAAGGTCTGAGGATAAGGCCGGGCGTTAGCTCGGCCTATGTCCATAGCATCATGAGTACAAACGTATGGCGCATCGGGATGAAGGGGGTCTCGAAGCAAGCACTTATTGGCTTAGCGCTCCTTACATCATCCCCAATTACTACTGCATCAGTTGAGCTGGCTTCGTACGGTGCTCAGAATGCTGTCGGTGCTATCATCGGCGGTTATAGCTCTGCATTCTACAACGGTAAGACCTACGTTGTCTTCCAAGGACCGCAGTACGATCTGTACATTGCTACGTACAATAACTCGACCGGCGTTATTGAGGGACCTTACTGGTTCGCAAAGGGTGCGTTGACGAATGACGCTCACGGTACACCGTACATCCATATCGAATCCGATGGTACAGGTCATGTCGTAGGCAACTGCCACGTCACTGCGCTTACGTACGCCAAGTTCACTGGCGGTGACATATCGACGATCACTGTACAGACCTCGCCTTTGGCGTCGTGTTCGTATCCGTGCATTAGGCAGACATCAGACGGTAAGTTGTGGTTGTTCTACCGGACTGTCGGTCATCTTAGCCCGTGGGCGTACAAGACTTCGACAGATAAAGGCGCTACGTGGAGCGCGGCTACGAACTTCCTTCTGTTCGGGCAGGCACTGAATGACACTGCATACCCGTACATCACGCTCGATGTTGCGCGAGACACGTTCTGGATCACGTACACGTGGCAGGACGAGAACAACTCAATAGGCAATCCATTCAACGCCAGCACCATCGTCAACCGATACAACGTGTATGGGTTCTCGATGACATCAGCCGGGGTTATGAAGACGATCAGCGGTGCTGCTCTCGGGACATTCCCGCCTACGCTAGCAAGCTCGAACACGCAGACGCTTCTGCTGAATACGCAGTCAGCGTTCAACTACGCTAACGTGCCTGTTGCGGCCTTCGACGCTAACGGCGTTCCGTTTCTACTGGTCAACATCGGCAACACACCGGCGACCGGTATTGGACATGACTACAAGGTGCTCTGGTGGAACGGCTCGGCTGTCCAATCGAGCATCATTACGCAAACTGACTACACTCTCGATGAGTACAATATACAGGTTGTCTCCGGTACACTTGCTGGCGGCGACATTGTACTGCGCGCGTACCTAACTGTTGGCGGCTCTCCCGGTACTAACGGTGACTTCGATGTCAACCAGTTGGATCGCGGAGGCAACATTGAGGAATGGACTTCCACTCCCGGTATCGGATCGTGGACTAAGACCGCTACCGTAGTAACCGCTACAGATACCACGCACACGTTTAACTCTTCTGCTCTGGTCAAAGACTATGATGCTAGGGCTAAGCTTGTGTACAACGCTTGGCTTAATGGCACAGCAGGTCCGTATAACGCGTCAGTGCGTCTATGGGGTACATCGCCGGTACTTCCGGTGTTCGAGGCAGAGACCACTGCACTGTTGAACCGCTTCTCTGTTACGCCTTCAGCGCCTCTACAGAGCGAACTCGACGGTATGGTGCGCGTCATGAAGCAGTCCGGTATTTGGACGAGGCTCGACGACATCGTTCTCATGGGCGGGCTCGATGCACAGTCCTCGCGACTTGGCTGGAAGGGCATGTTCAACCTTACGCCGAGAGGCAACAGCGGTAATGGTCCGGCCTTCGTGGCTGGCATCGGCTTCACAGGTAACGGCACCGACAGCTACCACGACATCGGCCTTGCGCCGGGGAGCCTCGTACAGTTCACACAGAACGACGGAGAGTTCGGATTGTGGGGTGCGACTAACGCTCAAGCAGGCGCAGCGGATTGCGGTCAGGCATTCGGTACATCTAACACGTACCTTCGTATGCGAGACGTGTCGAACGTCACTGGCGGACAGATCAATCAGACTGCAACAGTGAACATTAACTCGGTGACAGACAACACGCTGTTCATGTCGCTTAAGCGTACGTCATCTACTGCCGTCCAATACATGCGTAACGCTGTATCACTCGGTACAGGCTCTCAGGCGTCTGTTGCAAAGGATACTAACCCTGCGCATACGTTTTGGGTTGGAGGTGCGAACCTCGGTACGCCCCAGTTCTCTGCACGACCGCTCGGAGCGTTCTTCATCGGAGCTTCGCTCACGGCTGCTCAGGAGCTTATCCTGTATCGGCTACTGTACGGTTGGTTCCGCCGACGACTGACATTGACGATCTAATAGCTCGCCTAGCGGCGCTTAATATCCTCCGGCTGGAAGCGGCCTAGCGAGTCCGCCTGTGCGCTCAGTTCTTCCCGGCTACATCGTCAGGGTTGAGTTCTGGAAACGCACAGGCGGCTGCGGCTGCGGCTCCCTGCTACCCGTGAGTTAGATTACGGGCAGCGTCTTCTCGTACCCTGTTCAGCCTAGCCTCGATCCGGTTCAATCTCAGGAAGACGCCAGCGAAGCCTAAGCCACACACGAGCAGCAGGGCGAGTAGCAGATAGACCATTCCGAGTGCACTCCAATGTTTCACGCGTGGAGTGTAATATAGGTATCCTGGGAATGAGCCAAGTTCAGATGCCAGATGTGACGGAATTTTTCGTAGGGGCATCTAACATAAACCGCACGCGAGTTTCCCCCGTAGGCCATCGGTCATATAGCCTTGCTATCAGATCGTATTAGCATCTGATTTGGTCTATGTATGGTAATCCGTAGTCAGCCTAGTGTCAAGCTAGGTACGAGGCATGGCATAGCTATATCTTGGCTAGTAGCTGATGGCAGCTAGGGCAGAGAAGCGGGAGCATCTGTCTTGTCGTCTCTGTGCTCTAAGCCTGATCCATATCCATAGTTATAGCTCAGCTACTAGCTAGCTATCCTCCCGGCTGAAAGCCGAAAGCCTATTCCCTCCCTATTTGGAGATACCTAGCTGATACCCTGATTGGAGTATCAGTCTAAGAAGATTATATAATAATATCATATAGTTAGATACTACTAGCTACTAGATAGCCGAATAAGAGCTACTAGTATGTATATTACAACATACGAATTGAATGTACGAATTGATAGTACAGAACAAGATACATGTACCAACTAACATACTGATATATATACAATAGTTCTGCGCAATCAGTAAGCCGGAATGGCTGAATTAGATCATTCTACGTAGTATCGTACAGATACAGCACAGAGAATGTTCTGTAATAATATCAATCACATAACTGCATATTGTCCTACTGATCCAAAATACTGGTATCGGTACAGAGAGAATATGCTATTGTTTTGTTGTCGCAACGGCGCGGCGGGAAGTGCAGATCGCTCCGGCAACATGCCTTCACTGCTACGTTTGTCAGCGTATCTACTGATTAGCCTACTGATCGGACTAGGGTTGATAGTCTGATAGTCGCCAGTCTAATAACTGGCCTGTCTCAATCGGGATGGTCTCAACGGCTTAGATACAGCGTGCGCCTTAGGGTTGGCTGTATTGTCTGAACCGTGAACCCGGACCGTGGCAACAACTGCCGGACAGTATCTGCTGATCTATGGAACCATACCGTTCCGAATGTCAGCCCGTGACTAGTGCACGTATGAGCCGCATAGGCGTTCCGTCTTGGACGGCATACGGTAATTGCTAGTTGCTTATCGGGTTGGCGCTAGGTGCAACGGGGAGTAGGCCGAAAGTCAGCAGGGTACAAGTAATGCGCGCTCGCTATGCCAATGCCAAGGTTGCGAGTGACTTGTACCAGTTAAATGCACTCTCTTTCAGCGTCATGACTGCTAGGCTTAGGCGCGGACACGCTACACACAAACGTAGAGCGGGTTTCATCTAAGCTATATGCACGATTAGAGCGGGTTAGAGACCGGCACTAACTTCATAAATACGCAAATTGCATGG